CTCTAAACTGCGTCCACAGGCTCTCAAGGCCTTCCCAGTCTAGGTCCACTCCCGTCGATGACGGTTGTTCGGCCTTCGGGGCAGGAACCAGTGTCGGTGGTGCGGTTGGTACCCAAAATGCCGTGGATGGCACTTCAGTGGCGTATGACCAAAGTCCGGGGTCAGACCCGGCCATACTCCACGCTCGCTCTAGAGAAGCATTATACTCCTCTAAAGTCTGCGGTCTCTTCCACACTCCGTCCACCAATTTTGCGTCCGTCGGCTCCATAACCATAACCTCCGGTTGTGGTTGGCCAAGTGAGATTTCCTCTAGCTTGGTACGTAGGTCCCGAGCGGCTATGACTGAATCAAGAAAGGCCTCCCGGTATACCGTTTCATTCAAGGAATCCACAACTTCACTAGGTGTAGTTGCTTCAATCCCTGGATGTTGCGATTGCCGGTCAGCCCCTCGAGACACCACGCCATAGTGCTCACGATCTCTGTAAACCGTCCCTAACCTCTTAGCCAGAGCTATTAACTCTGAATAAGAGTCTAGGAATTCGAGCATGAGTTTTACCTCAGACTCGAAGAATAATTTACAAAGACCGTGAACCCGAGTCACCGAGGTCTTATAAAGGGAAGTTACCGATTTTAAGGGTAACCAACCTTCTAAGCCTTTGTAACCCGGCCCCCCGGGACCGTAGAACGTAACTATGTAGTTACGAAGTCGTTTCGGAAGTGAGAAGAGTCTCTTAGATGCTGAAGCTTTCGCGCGGTACCCATATCCAAGAACAGATAGCATCTGTCCAAACGATAGTGAGTACTTACGCGTCAGCTCCAGAAGGCCAGCTAGCGATAGCCGACCAACCACGAATTCGGCAAATGGAACCATTGAAACGTTCGTCCCGTTAAGGAACGTTCTTTTCGCAAATTCCAATGCCTTACCCGTTGTTGATATCAGGGACTTGTGAGCCCCGATACCGACATCAAGAGATTTCATTATCCCGGCGTACTCCTTGGCTACACAGTCACGCGCTATGACCACGTCGTCTCCCAAGACGGCGTAGCCCGCGTACCATGGCTCCTTGGGAGTCAGCACACCTGCCCTGAAGGCAGACCACTGAACAATCGCATGGTGGAGAAATGCTAGCATGGCCCACGAGCTGAGCGCACCCATTGGTTGACCGGTTGCATATTGAACATAGCCAAGTTCAGAGACGGTCTGTTTAGGACCGTTTCCGAATTTAATGGTTTTTGGACAATGATACTTCCGGCCTACCATCAGGCAACCCCACAGCTCTGCCCCCCAACTTGTTAAGAAGGGAGACAGTAGTACTTTTTGAAGTACGATGGGCAGACGATCGGTGGCGGCCGACAGATCAAATGAATATAAGGAGATTGGCTTAGAGAATTTCTTCTCTTCAGCCTCCTTCCAAATAAACAGATTTCTTATCGGACGCTCCTGATCGAATGTTCCATCCTGTGGTATTCGCTCCAGTAGCCCAAAGATCGCTTTATGAAGGCGATCAAAGAGCCACTGTGTCCATGGGTCCACCATAGCAAACACCCGAACCTTACCGGCTGGTTCCGGTTTGAACCCTAGCTTCCCAAGCCAATTAGTTGCTTCAAAGGGACACGAAGGTCCCCCTGAGGATAAGGGAAGAGAATCCTCCCAAACCCACAACTCTTTGGCCCAAGAGGCTATCCGATTCAGCACCCACTGGTTTCCAGTCATCTTACACCAATTTTCTAACATTGGATAAAGAGGGCTGTGTAACCATGTGTATGCCGAAGCAAGGATCTGTGCAGGTGAAGTATTCTGAGCACCGCTCGGAACATTTCCAGCCCGCACTGATGGTCCAGACTTAGAAATCAGGAACGGTTTAGCTCGGAGTCCCTTCAAGAACTCAAGGGGGCCCTCGCCCTCTTCAGACCAAAGTGCATCGGTTATCGTTCCATCTTCATGGAATAATTTCTTCAGCACATGGATGAAGTGGTTAAATACGAATTGACTAAATTCGTATGTTACAAGAGGGTCTCCTCCGTATTCTTTGGTGATTGTACTGATCTTTACAGTTCCTGGGAAATCCAATACTCGGTATAACCCGAATAAGGTCGCCCAGAAACGTATCGTCCATGTACAACCTGATCGAATACGAGCTCTATGTAGAGCGGGAATAATTGAAGGGATCCCACTATGCGATCGACCGACTCGAGCCCCAAAGGGGCTCAAATCGTGTAGTCGTTGACCACCGATCACCTGCTGGAGCATGGCAGAGCAAGCCTTGAGATAAATCACAAGGTACTTGATTCCACCATGTTTGTACAGCCGATGGTAAGTGGCTAACGTAGTGATAACTACCTTAACAACTGAAAGGTTGACTCTCCGCCCCAGCAATGATATACATCCTAAGATGTGTACCACTGCCGGACGCCCAAGTTTTACCTTGAGCATGGCATTAAGAGACGAATATGAACTTAGCAGTCGAGAATACGCACGACCAAGCGTTCGCTTGATGTTTGTGTTTATTGTCACTGTTAGTTACATACTGTACTCTTAAACTTCGGTTTCCTCTTGCGAGGGCCGCAGCCAGCCTTGGAAGGCTTTGGTGAGTAAAACCAATCAGGCTTCAGGTAGCTAATCAGCAACACCGAGTTTGACCCCGGGACCTGATCACGCACACTGACCCTGTTCCTACGTCCTTTAGTATGGACGCCGGCTGGACTAATCAGTCTCGCCTCCGAAGAGGTGTAACCGCCTCCAGATCACCGGCCATCGTAGCTTACCCCGTTTTGGGAGCCTCTATCTCTAGAGACTGCTACTTGGACTATTCACCCTACTCAGGGTCCGTAGTACTAAGAGCCAGCGCTTGAGTTAGGGTTCACCCTAAACGGTTGCAACCGACGAAATGGCATGACACAGTGTTCTAAGCTGTGCTGTAGCCATCTCGGATTACGGTGTCCGCTCTCTCATGTGACTGCTTCCCATTTTGGAGGCTTCGCAGAGGGAGAAGGAACAAGGTTCCCTCTTCAACCCCCCTACTCCACCACCTATCTCCCTCAGTGTATCGACCTCTACCCGACCTGCCGTAGCGCAAGGTCATAGACGTCTTTCCCCTGGGGCGTGAGGTGTGAGCACACGCTTGCCAGTCCCCCAAGCGAATGGAGTGGGTCATCATATCTATTTAGTCTACGCTACGTCCAATAGGGCGCTTAAGGAACTTAACTCAGATGCGAGGGATTTGACCCACACATGCGAAGCGAAGTCGCCAACGCGGCTTTGTCAGCATGGTCCGGATTACT